CGATAATCGCTGGTATTTCTACCAACGACCGTAGGCAACCAATCCCAGTTGGGAGTAATTGCCACCTTTGTGCCATACCTGGCGGGACCAAGCCTGATCCCAATAGTATGGTTCCTTACGTCGCCACGCAGTACCGCAACAAGGAGGCCTCCGGGGTTGTAAACCCTGGATTTCGCCCTACGCGGATGTGTTATGTGACCGTCCTTAATACGTAGTCGGACAGATTTAGAGGACCAACGGCGGTATAGAATACTACCATTGGCGTCTCTATTCTGACGTTCTATGTACCAAGATGGGACCTTAACACCTGCATCGTCGTTCTCAAATAACGGAATCGGAAGGAACCGAACCGTCTTGAGTAACTTAGTCACGACCCGCCTAAGGGGGATACCCTGAATAGCGGACCAGTGATTTAGACGATTAATGGCTACGTAGCGGCCCTGTGGATGTCTGAGGCTCTTGAGATAGATACCTCTGACTGGTGACCCATCAAAATAGTCACCACCGCAGGACTCACGGAATGGTCCTTCAGCGAAGGACTTCTCAGTGTTTACAGAGAAACCAAGCAACCCAAGGAGTCTGTCAACCTTACGGTAGGCAGATTTGACGATTATTATATCGTCTCCGAAGACTGCAAAGTTTCCGAGAGATCTGACATCGCCATTGCGGCGAACATCAGGCCTCTCAAGCTCTAAGCCTAGAGCTTTGTAGCATGCTGAGACAACACAAGCGAATATGATCGTCTCCAATGGGAACGTAAATGCGTTGCCCATGGAGGAGAACATATGTAGCTTCTCGAAGCTACCGTCAGGTAGCTCGCAATAGGGAGAGCGAAACAGTTCCATCCAACCAACAATGTTGGAAGGTAGGAACCGCCGAACCATCCCCATGCCGACGGAGTCGGAGGCCTTACTGAGATCGACTGTTGCCAGCCGATCCTTTAGGCTTCCTATCCGAGCGAGTTCTCGGTTGATGTCTGGCTGCACGCTGAGGTCGATACCGAAGTATCTTCTTAAGCGCTTAGTCAGTATCTCGCAGATCCCTTTCTGGAACAGGACGTTCAAGGAGGGCTCTACGCAAATAACCCGAGAGGTGCTATCATTCTTAGGAACAAAGGACAAACGGTTACCTTTAACTATATTAGCATGACCGTACTGGGACATACGAAGGCTTTCACCTTCTTCCCATGCTGGGTAGCGTTGAATATAGTTCTGGTACATCCAGTAGACAGACTCGGAAGTCGCTGAGAGTTTAGAGGAGAACAGCTTCGTGTAGAAGTCGTTTCCCCGTGCCCCCAGTGCCGCTCCAGGACCCGTATCAAGAGACTGTAAAATCTCCGGTACGGTATCAAAGAGCGGATTCATCAAACGAGGGTTGAAGAACTTGAAGACCTCTTCTTCGAAGAGACCAACAAGCAATTCGTCCTCAAGAGATGAACACTTAAGTGACCAACTTTCACACCTCTGATTCGAGGAAATGAAATCAGCAAGAGCAACAGCATTACAATCGGGGTTAGTACGATCTTCAAATTTCTTGAAGAAAGACTTCGCCAACTGTAACGCTGAAAACTCGCGCTTGGTCATATCAGGGTACCATTCCGCGGAGTCAACCTCCTCTTTCGAGGTGTAGTTAAAACGCGGAACAGCATCTGACAAGTCGTCTAAAAGGTCTTGATAAAGAGCAAAGTACGAAATTGCCATAACTTTCCTTTCTCAAGTGAGTTGATTACCCTCTAAATAGGGTTGTTGGTTTTAGTGGGACTACCGTCCTCCCCGCCCGTTTCCGACTCCTGGCTTTCACCAGGAGGAAGATCTGGAAAGGGAAGAGGTAGTTGCTCCCCTGGAATATGTCCCTTGGCATCACCAGTAATGGCGAAGTCCAAGGGGCCACACCCAGGAAGAGCAGCCCCACATATCACCGCTGTACAGATTATCGAGGATCGCATAAGGAATTACCTCATTGTTTTTATGTGGTAACACTTATACGATACCAGTGATAAGAGTATCAGCGATGCCCGGCACGTTATCAAACAAGATAGATGCCATGGCACCAACAAGCATACGAACATTTTGTTCATCAGCCAGATCGGTTCCTGCAGCAACCCTGAAAAAGGTTTCTGCAGAATTGATAACAGGCTGCTGACCAAGCAAAGGGACGGCTCCAATACGGACCCGAAGCTTTGTAGTGTTCATAGGCACTCGACTCAAATAACCCGTACTAGGATTAACCAGGCCCAGAGAACGATACTGGGATGGCTTCTCCATAGTAAAGGTGAAAGGTGACGATACTGAGTGAGTGTGGATACTGGAGGGAATAGTCCCGCCGGTACCCGTCACAGCGTACTGCACAGATTGTGCATTAGGTGCGGTGTCCTCAGCAAGCGTCAGTGTGGCACTCGAATATCCAGACCCGTCAGGGCCGAGGATATTGAGCGTACTACTAGGACTGAACATAGGATATAACTCCTGTAGGTTGGTTCACAGACTCCAGAATTAGAGCCTGTGGAGAGATCTACTAAGGTCCTTACTACGAACAACGAGAGCTGCCATATTAAGCAGCTTCTTAGGACTGGTCGGCAGTGAGAACTGCAGATTCGGAACTAAGCTTCCATTATATTTGGCTCGTTGAACATAGGCTCTTTCATAGTAGTTCCCAGTGCTGCCAGATGCCGCGTAAGGGAGGATATTTACGGTGCTACTAGAGAGGTAACGAGGTTCTGGGTTATAAGCCCAGGCCTCATCTGCCAATCTAATAGTCCGGGATATCCATCTAATCCCACTGTTAGTGAGAGTTACGGCATCGATTATATCGTCAATATTGGCGAAATAATCAATTAGGAAGGAGTAAGGAACAAGTTCCCAAAGTGTTGGAACCCAATTAGAGGAATCGAAACCGACCCTCTGAGGATTAGCAACACTACTTGTATTCACCCCAACCTGACCGTAGTAGATGACTTCAGCTTTAGTAAATTGTTTAGAGCTGTAGCGCATCGATGGCAAAGTGGCTGAAGAGACAGTAAGGATACTGTCTCTCCATTGGATCCTCTCGGATCCGTACCCCTTAACCATCTTCCAAGGCGGGAACTTCGTACCGGATTCGGCCAATGCTTTAGCAGCATCGTCGATGTCCGATAAGAGAGGTACCCAACCGAAGGAATACTCAAGCCAGGTATCCGACACCATATCGGAGAGGGCCTCACGCTTCTTCCTGGAAGAAGAACGTGAGCGTTTCACTTTTGATGCTCTAGATTTTACAGCATCAAGATAAGAGTGAAAACCCTTTCTGAGTGATCGCACCGGATTCCTAATTTGCACAATAGTCTTGGAAAGCTCTCCGAGAAACACTCCACCTTGGAAGGTGGTCTGAGTTCGACGAACTTTTGAGACAAATTGTGCTTTGGCAACGTTATCGGCCTTAGACCAAGGTATAGCTTCTATGTCGAGGTCGCTTTTGTGAACATAGGGTTTTTCAACCCAAGTGCCACTCATAGCTGCCCCTAAATAGTAGTTAGTATTGGGGTTGGGCTCAATGAGGTGACTTGCCCCGTTGGAGGCAGATACAGTAAGAGGAAGAACGCGAGTACGCCACCCAATAAAGGGTGTCGTAGCGTTCGCCCCTCGCCGTACCTGATCTCTCCAATGTGGGTTTTTCTCCCCTACCACGGTATTACTGTAAGGAACTCTCGTACGCGTACTATAAGTAGTAGGCGCCGAGGTGTTCTGAAATACAGTCGTACTATGGTAACCGTAGCGCGCAGAATTGTGCGTTTTGGTATAAAGCTCTCCCATTACAATACCTCCTAGGTCCTGGTGTGAGCCTGCCAAAAGCAGGTTTACCACGGAAGTCGCTGCAGAGAGTGCAGC